AAATAATACTCGTGCGCTTTATAACGAACTAAACAGAGTAATTCAGTACCAGCAATATCGTATTGAAGAACTAGAAAAGGCTTTACAAGATGTCGAAAAAAGGAAGTGCCTCTAAGATTCCTGCTGATTGTATGCCGATGTGCCGAACTTGTGCTTTCTTTAAACCAGACAAAGAAGCAAGTTTAGGCGAATGTCACCGATTCCCCCCTACTGTGCTACCTGAAGATAATGGTGGCGTTTCCTTCTCCTTTGCACTAACCGCCTCTGATGAATGGTGTGGTGAGTTCGTGCGTTACGTATCTTGAGGACTTATGAGATCAAAAATTACTGACGCTCATTTTATTGAGCTATGGAATAACTTAGGCAGTGTTAGTGCAGTCGCTAATCACTTAGGAATAGATGTTCGTAACGCTCACCATCGCAGACGCAAGGTCGAATTACGTCAAGGAGTTAAGCTCTTAGGAGTGGCTAGAAACAGTCCAGACGCTAAGATCGTCTATCCTGAGAACGGAGTTAGGGCAACGGCAAAAATCGACTCTGGTGTCGTTATGGTGGCTTCTGACTGCCATTACTGGCCTGACATAATATCCACAGCTCACAGGGCTTTCGTAAAACTTGTCAAAGAGCTAAAACCTAAGATTATTGTTATTAACGGTGATGCTTTTGACGGTGCATCAATATCTCGTCATCCGGCTGGCGGTACATGGCAATCAATGCCATCGGTAAAACAGGAGCTAGAAGCGTGTCAGGATCGCTTAGAGGAGATTCAGAAGGCTGCTACAGGCGCACAATTACACTTCTGTTGGGGAAACCACGATCTACGCTTTAACGCTCGTTTACAGTCTCAGGTAGGCGATACATTTAAGGGCGTAATGGGGATGAATCTAGCGGAACATTTCCCACTGTGGCGATTCTCGATGTCTCTTATGATTAACGGTGACACTATGATTAAACACCGTTATCACAATGGAATTCATAGTATTTATAACAACATTTTAAAATCTGGTGCGAACATGATAACTGGTCATTTGCACAGCCTTAAAGTAACTCCGTGGACTGACTATAGCGGTACTAGATACGGTGTAGATACAGGTACATTAGCTCAAGTTGATGCTGATGCTTTTACGTATTCTGAAGATAATCCAGCTAACCATCGCTCAGGTTTTGGGGTGCTAACATTCCACAATGGTAAGTTAATGCCACCTGAGTTATGTGAAGTTATTGATGAGGATGAAGGTATTGTTTACTTTAGAGGGCAAGTAATTAGTGTTTAGCCTCAGTGATTATCTCTTGTAGTCGTTTAATCTCCATACGTAGATGATAGATAATCTCGTTTAAGTCCTTAACTTCTTCACGTTTTTTCTTATACGCTTCTTCAATAGTTTCCATGTCTCCTCCAATTGTATAGTTAGGCTTGCCACCACAGTAAGATTTAACCCAAGTCATTTGCCACAAGCCCTCTTTCTGGCTGCTTCCAGATCAGACTGAAACCACCATTTAATACACAGGTTATCAACTTGTCTTGTACTTAACGAGCGTATAGCGTCCTGATAGCCACGTTCGTACTCACGCTCTAGCTTGTCCTGTATAGCTAATGTAATACCTAGCAACATCAAGCTAACTCCTAGTAGAAATAGAATTCTCATAGTAATTTCTTTATATCCTTAATTGTCATTCCAAACGTCTCGTGGATAGCGATAATCATATCTGCACTAACTGGATACTTACCTGTACGAATCTTAGATAACGTAGGTGTGCTAAATCCTAGTTTTATTGCAAGCTGACGGTCATTCTTAACGTCATAAGTCTTTTGTAAATAATCTAACAGTTTCATTGTTTTCCTTTTGTTGGTGCAGGGTCACTACCGAGAGTGATGTCGAAGGAGACAGGTAGCCCCTGCTGCTAGCGTTATAAGTCACCTCTAGCTGGACTAAACATTAAAATGGTGCGTCAGATAAATCGTCATCATAAAACTTTTCAGGCTTTGCTTTAGGCTTCTCGTCCTTCAATTTAAACGAGCAACTCATAAACTTACCGACTTTACTATCTTTTAGCCAAGCACTAACCCATATTTCGTTACCGTCTAAGTCTTTACCGTCACCTTTGTAATCGGGATGCTTATCTGTTTTCTTCTCCTGATTCTTGAACAGTGAGAAAGTGCCTGGTCGTGCCTCGTATTTAGTTTCCATTATTTATCCTTTGGCTTCTTGATTCATTGCTTTTAATGTACTACGACATTTACTGCTTAATTGCGCCCATACTGCCGTTGATGCTGTTACATCATAAGTAGTCTGATCTCGCAAATCCCATGCTTCAAACGCAGCCCATTCATTACCTGCATCGAACTGTGCCTGAATATGATTCGATAACTTGTCCACTAAGGCTGCTAAACGAGCGTCTAAGGCATCTTTAGCGCCATCTGTAGCAGATATAGTCTTTTTCTCTTTCGTAGGCTCTGAAGCGTCCACAGCGTCATGCTCGGATATTGCCAAAGCCATAACTAAAAGATAACGAGTAATGTAGGTTATTGATGCTCCTAGATTCTGTACAGGCATACAGCCTTTTAGGATCGCTTGCTCCATTGGGCAGCAAAACTTAATAAACGACATATCATTTTGATCTGTTATGTACATTGTTGCCATATCTTTACTAAACTCTAGCGAATAGCAAAGATCGTATATCTGAAACAACGTATTAACTGCTGGCAGAAAGTCGCCTAATTCAAAGTAACGGTATCCTGCGAATTTATTATGCCCTGACTTCTTGAGTTCCATATTCTGCAACTCTACACGGCAGGTTTGCAATCTACGGTAAACATTATGTGTAACTTGTTCCATCATTTATCTCCTGAATTTACTTAATCTTAACGAGCTTCTCATTGATACATTGAACTTTCGATACATCCTGATCCTGTTTAGCCTTTGCTTGCTCCTCTCTAATACGTTTAAAAGTCTTTTTAATATCCGTCTTTGTCGCTGACGTATATTTAAACTTTGGGTTAAGAATTGATTTCTCATTCATAGCTCGACACGAGTATCCATAACATTAAAAGGATTCCAATTATAACTACTTGGTGTTCATCAAGCCATTTAATCATTCTTCATTCTCCATATCGTTAGCTAATTCATGCACTTCTTGAGGTGGTAACGTTAATGCTCTGTAAGCCATCATAAGTACTTCTCGTTCACTTTCTGATAATTCTCTACGTTCTAGCTTATCTACCATTAGGCGCAGAACATAAGTCATTTCTGCCATCATCCATTTGTCTATCATGGCCACACCCCACATTTAGATTTGTAATCCATAGCTCGTTCGAATTCAGCAATTCTTTCAGAATCCCATAAATCCATATCGTTATCAATACGATCAAGCTCTATTTGCATTTTTTCTTCACACTCATAATCTTCAGCAGGTCTGCCTAGTAGTGTATCGTCCAAGTCGTTAAGGAAATCAATATCTATATTTGGCAGATCAGGCATTTGCTTGTATATTGTTAAGTCCATTTGTTTCTCCTTAATTAGCATCTAAAGCCATTTTCTTTTAAGAATTTTTGATCTTCAATTGGAGCGCATACAATTGCCATCATGTGTTTATTTAGATAATTTTGTAAACGTATGCGATTTTTTTCGCTTTGTTCTGCTTTAAATTGAGCTAGTAATTTTTGCATTTTGTTCTCCTTCGTTGTTAGTTGGTGAGACAGATAGTAGTTCCATCTGTAAACATGGTCAACAACTATTTATTAATAGAAACATAGAAATCAATAGGAATAATTTATAAGCCGAAACATCAAAAGTATGGCAAGCTATCCGTTCATTGGAGGTGACAATGATTAAAAAAATACTAATTTGGCTGTATTTGTCGGTAGCGTTAGGGGTATTTTTTGCTGTAACAATCTTTGGTACAGTAGCAATTTTGCAAACAATTTTTGGATAGGAGACTTAAATGAAAGCATTTCCAAATGTATTTTTGGATTACATACCAAAAGAAGAATATCGAGGCATGGACTTACGTGATTACTTTGCAGCACAGGCTATGCAACGTTTGGTAGATTTAGTAACGCACCCGAAAGATGTTGCTAGGAATGCGTACATAATCGCAGACGCAATGATGGAAGCGAGGGGAAAATGAGAGATCCAGTATGGTTTAAAGAATTTGAGCGTGAATATAACGAGCGTGAAGATCGCTTAGATGAGATTCGGGAAAACACAAGAAAATTCAAGGAACAGATGGCTAAGTCAGAATCTCTCTGGCGTAAGCGTCAGGTAGAGGATAAAGATGAGTGATATGTTTCAAGAGCTGCCGAAAGAAGGCACTAAGAGATATAAAATTTGCATGAATTTCCTCAAGAATCATCCGTTAAGTCCTGAGCAGTTTGTCGAGGCTTACGGAATGATGAACGCTCCCACATTAGCGAATCTTAGGTGCGAGTTTGACGAGCTGGTAAGGGAAGGGTTGCTAAAGGAGTTTAAAGGCTCCTACAGCCCTTCTGGCAAGCTCAAACAGGGTATCAAGATAGAAGGTGTGGAGTACGTTAAACCACGTGAACCTAAGCCGTTTACGCCAATGTCACCTAAGCATTATTTGCCTAAAGTGTCACCACGAGGTCAGAAATTAAGAGAGTTTTGTCATATAGGATTATCAAATGGAGCAAAAGAAGAAACAAGAGACGACTTATCAGTTTTGCACGAAGTTATGTCCAATTTGCAAACGTAGTCGGTCGATAATCCAGTTTAAGAATAGTGATATTTGTAAGACTTGCAGGATTAGGAATAAAGGTTTATAGTTCTATGGGAATGGCTAGGGAGTGCAACCCGAAAAGACGATTAGTCACCGTCCTGCCTTTACCCACCACCTGTGACTAAAACCAATGACTTGAGGTTATATATGCATTTCTATCCACACCATATCGGTGACTTTCAGCGTGATACCGCTTCGTTATCTGATGCAGATACTATGGCTTACCTACGTCTAATCTGGATGTATTACGATACTGAATTACCATTGCCAGCAGATGCTAAAAAACTAGCATTTAAGATCGGCTCTAATCCTGATTCTGTTCAGATTATTCTTGATACTTTCTTTACAAAAGAACAAGACTTTTATCGTCACAAAAGATGTGATGAGGTTCTAAATGAGATTTACGATAAGTCAGATAAGGCTAGACTTGCGGCAGAAGCTAGATGGGCTAAACATAAACTTGCAATGCAGATGCAATGCGATGGCAATGCGAACGCATCAAAAACTGATGCAGATGCACCTAAAATTGATGCCACCCATAACCCAAAACCCAAAACCCAAATAAATAAAGATATACGTCCTTTAGATGTTGATATTTCAATATGGCAAGATTTTATAAAACTTAGAAAAGCTAAGGATGCTCCTATAACGGAAACAGCATTAAAAAAGATTACTTCTGAAGCAGCTAAAGCTAACTGGAAATTAGAGGATGCTCTAACGGAAATGTGTTCTAGAGGATGGACAGGATTTAAAGCTGAATGGGTAAACAAAACTCAAGACTCTAAACCTGCATTTGATGGCAGACTGAGAGGTGCTAAATGAGCATAGAAAACTTACTCAATCGTCTAACGAAAGTAAAAGGTGGTAGAGGTAGGTGGACTGCTTGTTGTCCCAGCCATGAGGATCGTAGTCCTTCCTTAGCGATAAGAGAAACAGAAGATGGTCGTATCCTATTGAAATGCTTTGGTGGTTGTTCTGTTCAGGAAATAGTCGGTGCTATCGGTATGGACATTGGTGAGTTATTTCCTAAAACACACGATACACACCATATGCCTAAAGTTAAAAATGCTTTTTACGCAACAGACTTACTTAGGGTTATTGAGTTCGAGTCTGTACTGGTATCTGTAGCTGCAAGTAACCTAGCTAACGGAGTTAAATTAACTGATAATGACAGATCACGTTTAAGACAAGCACAAGAACGGATCATTGAAGCAGCGAGGCACATAAGATGACTACAAACTTAGAATTAGTATCGGTACAGCTAGACGAAGAACGTAAGACACGATTACTTAAATCTCAGGATATTGACGTAGATAAGTACCTAAAGAATGTTGACGTTGGTCAGAAAGTGCGTATTGTTTCAGATTGGCTTGATGAGATCACAGAGAACTACATTAATCCACCTGTTAACGATAATGCAAAAATGCCTTGGACAAAAACGCAAGATGATTTTTCGTTCAGGTTAGGTGAGGTAACTCTATACGCAGGTGGTAACGGTGGCGGTAAGTCTTTAATTACAGGTCAGATAGCGTTGCACTTGATTAAGCAAAAGCGTAAGTGCGTTATAGCGTCATTTGAGATGAAGCCTACTTCTACCATTCACAGGATGCTTAGACAGTTTGCTGGTGAGTTTATTGACGATCCGCTTACTAACGATAGAGAGAAGTACATCAAAGGACTGACTCAGCGATTTAACCAGTTTGCAGGAGAGCATCTGTACATCTACGATCAGCAGGGTTCTACAACTCCTAACCAGACTATCGCAATGGCTAGGTACTGCGCTGTTGAGTTAGGCATCGAGCATATTTTTATTGACTCGTTAATGAAAGTTTGTAATGCTGAGGATAATTTCAACGAGCAGAAATACTTTGTTGATGAGCTAACAGCATTGGCACGAGACCATAACGTACACATTCATTTAATCCACCATATCCGCAAACTACAGTCTGAGGAAGTTCAGCCTGGTAAGTACGACATTAAAGGTACTGGAGCAATAACAGATCAGGTTGATAACGTTTTCTTAATGTGGCGCAATAAGCAGAAAGAGAATCGTAAGCGTAACGGAGAGAAGTACGAGGAGGATTTGCCTGACGCTTACTTGATGTGTGAGAAGCAGCGCAACGGTGAAGCTCAGGAAATGTACGGACTTTATTACCATCAATCTAGTCAGCAGTTTATTGAAACTTGGGGTGGGGCTACGATGGACTTTGATAACAAGGGTAGATTTAGAGGATGAGAGTATTAATTGCTTGTGAGTATTCTGGAGCAGTCAGAGATGGCTTTATTAAAAAAGGTCATGAGGCTGTATCTTGCGACATTCTTCCTACTGACGTTCCTGGACCACATTACGAGGGAGATATTTTTGACATTATTAACGATGGATGGGATTTAATGATTGCTTTCCCACCTTGTACGCATTTGGCAGTAAGTGGCGCAAAGCATTTTGCTAAAAAACGTGAGGATGGCAGACAGCAGCAAGGTATAGATTTTTTCATGAAAATGATTAATGCCAATATTCCTAAGATTGCAGTAGAGAATCCAGTAGGAATTATGAGTAGCGTTTATCGCAAGCCAGATCAAATAATTCAGCCGTGGCAATTTGGCGATCAAGCTCAGAAAACGACTTGCTTGTGGCTTAAAGGTTTGCCATTGTTAAAGCATACAAACATTGTAGATAAGGGTGAGTTTTATATTTCTCCAACTGGTAAGAAATTACCTAAGTGGTATTCTGATAACAAGTCTGCAAAAGTTAGAAGCAAGACATTTCAAGGTATAGCGGATGCTATGGCGGAGCAATGGGGATGAATGAGTCAATTGATACAGAAAGCGAAGAATACAGACATCGGTGCGAAGTTTGGGCTGTAATACGATGGAGAGCGCAGGACAGAAACAAGTCATCAGAATATTTGCAGTTAGTGCGTAAGATGCGAGGAAATAACGCAGCCGACAAACTAGAGAAAGATTGTAAAGAGCAGTGGCAGCGAGGATCAAGAGGCTTAAAAGGAGATTGGCGTGACGTATAAGAGGGTGGACGATAATCAAGGAGCGATTACTAGAGCTTTACGTGCTGAAGGCTGGACAGTAACTCACCTTCACGCTATTGGTAAAGGTTGCCCTGACTTGTTGGTTGGGTTAACTAAGTACGGTGTTAAGTACAACTTCCTGCTAGAAGTAAAAGACGGTAGCAAGTCATGGAAGCTGACACCAGATCAAGTTATCTGGCACTACAACTGGCAAGGTCAGGTAGATGTAGTCACAAGTCCAGAGAATGCAGTAGAGACTATTAACAATTTACTAAAGAGTGGAAAATGACTGATCCGCACGAAGCTATAAATTACATAATTAGGCACTCAAAAGAATACGCTAATGCTAAGGCTGAAGTTACTTATTTGTCAGAATTCCGTAAGACTAAGAAAGCGTTATGTTTTCAAAATAGCATGAAAAGTACGATGGCAGAGAAAGAGGCTGATGCTTACGCTCATCCAGAGTATCAAGCAGTATTAGAAGGGCTTAGGGAGGCTGTAGAAAGGGCTGAGACGCTACGATGGATGCTCATAGCGGCTCAGGCTAGGGTAGATGTATGGCGTTCTCAGGAAGCCTCTAATCGGTTTGTAGACAAGTCTACGTTTTAGACTTCATCTTCAAAGTAATCGAACTCGTCTGCGTACCACTCATCATCATCTTCAGAGTAGTAGTACCAGATACCTTCATCTTCATCGAAAGACCAAGCAGTGCCTTCTTCATCGTACTCAAAACCATCGTCCTCGAACTCAACTTCATCGGACTCAACATAAATAACCATATCGCCAACAGTAATCGTAATCATAAATTTCTCCAAGTAAACACAGCCGCACGCTGTAAAAGAATGCTACCAGATAATTATGACTGCTCAATAAATAGGCATTAACAAAAAGACAATGAAGAAATCAGATAGAGAATATTTATCGAAGGTAGCAGATATAGGTTGTATAATTTGCTTTAATGAAGGTTATCCGCAAACACCTTGCGAGATACATCATATTCGTGACGTAGGATTAGGTATGGGAGTGCGAAATAATCATACTAATACCTTACCTTTATGCCCTTTACATCACAGAGGCAACAAAGGAATACATGGAATGGGTCGCAAGGCTTGGGAACGTGTGTATGGCACACAATGGGAACTACTGGACAAAGTAAAGGAAATCTTAAATGATGAAGAAAACTAAGCAGGAAAAGAAAATAAGTAAGGTGTACAACGAATTCAAAGAAGGCACTTTACACTCCGGCAAAGGTGGCCCAGTAGTCAAGTCTAAACGCCAAGCCCTCGCAATTGCATTAAGCGAAGCAAAGGTAGCTAAAAAGAAAGCCAAAAAATGAAAACAGGTCTCTATTCTGCAATTCATGCTAAACGTAAGCGCATAGCTGAGGGATCAGGTGAAAAGATGAATAAGCCTGGAACTAAAGGTGCGCCAACTAAAGCAGACTTCAAGTTAGCTGCTAAGACTGCGAAGAAAAAGAAATGATTAAGCGAGGCAAAGAAGAATTTTCAGGTTATAACAAGCCTAAAAAGACTCCTGGTCATCCAACAAAAAGCCATGCTGTGCTTGCTAAGTCTGGTGATGAAGTAAAGCTAATCAGATTCGGTCAGCAAGGTGTAAAGGGTAGTCCTGAAGGTAGTGCTAGGAATGAGTCATTCAAGGCTCGTCACGCTTCCAATATCGCTAAAGGCAAGATGTCTGCTGCGTATTGGGCTAATAAAGTTAAATGGTAAGGGGAAAGCAATGAAAGGCATGAAATCTTGCAGTAAATGTAAAGGCGGTGAGTGCAAAGGCGGTAAGGGTTGTATGATGGAAGAAAAAGAGAAAAGCAAAAAGAACGGCAAACTAGAGATCGAGATTAGCCTTCCAATGCGTGGTTCACGTACAAAGACGAACAAAGCCAAAAAGAAGTAATGCGCTACACATACGGACTAGAGAATATTAAAGTTCGTGATTGGGGAGAAGGAGCTGATGTAAAGGTAGGCTCCTTTTGTTCGATTGCTGATAACGTAACGATCTTTATAGGTGGTAATCACAGAACGGATTGGGTAACGACTTATCCGTTCGGACACATCCATAAAGACGTATTTAATCATCACGGCAAAGGTCATCCAACTACTAAGGGTGACGTAGTCATAGGTAATGATGTATGGATAGGCTCAGGGTCAACAATATTATCTGGAGTCACGATTGGAGATGGAGCCGTAATTGCTGCCAACTCTGTGGTCGTAAAGGATATTCCGGCTTATGCAATTGCAGCAGGAAATCCGGCAATAGCTCTAAAGTTCAGGTTCACTCGGAGTCAGATAGAGAGACTGCTACAAAACCCGTGGTGGGAACTACCAGATAGCCGTATAAACGATTTAATTCCATTGCTTTGCTCTAACGATATAGAGGCTTTAATTGCTGCCAAAAACGCTTAATTTAGGATCAGGTAAGGATTGG